TTTTGGGGATAAGCTGAAATACTCAAGGTCATTATCCATACAATAATTTGATGTAAAGTATTTACGCAAATCTTCACTGTCATGTCCGCTCCAATCGGCTATCTCACCGATTATTGCAAATATTTTTCGTCGTTGTTCAGATGTACATTCCCGACCGTCGCATAACCGTAATTCAACATTTTTAACTTGTTTTCTAATCATCTCACGGCTTATCGGTTCTTGTGGAATTATCAGCATATTACAGCCGTCATACTCTACAATTTTTGCTGTTGTAATCTGTGACATTCTTATCCCCTACCTTGTTATTTATCAATGTGTTCGTGCAAGAAGATATATCTGCTTTTCGAAGTCATATTTGAATATATAAAATCTTCAGCTTCTTCCTGCGACAGATGTTCATTCATGGCTCGTACTTCATACGCATATTCGCCCTGTTCTTTTTTGTCTGCAATTTTACGCTTAATTTCTTCTTTTTTGTAATTTGCTTCAATGAAGTAATAATCATATCCTTTTGCGCTGATACCCTGCATTGTTCGGGTATCTGTTGCGTACAACACTCTCTTTCGTCCGAAATATAGCCTATATCCGCAGTTCGGAACGTCATGATATAGTTTGATAGGCGACAAAGCAAACACCTTATAATCGTATCTTTTTCCTATGTCATATACATCAATTTGTGTTGGTGAAACTCCACATTCTATCAACTTGGGAACCATCCAACGACAACAACCAAATCTTAAAGTTGGACGTTCCGCCGCCAACTTTCGTATAGTTGACGGTCGGAAGTGGTCCGAGTGTTCATGTGTCAGAAGTACAAGTTTTATATGCTTGTACACGTCTTTAAGTTTTTTAAACGATACACCACAATCTATTAATATATCATTGATTTTAACTGCATTACCTGTAGAGCCTGTGGCTATGATATTATATCGAATCAATATCTATCGCCTCCTGTTCGGTCATCTCACTGCCACTTTGTTCCTGTTCGGTCTGCTCTCTGTTATCCATTTCATCTATTGTTTTAAAATCGTTAGTATTGCCTACCATATCAAGTTCAGATTGTTGTAATATCTGATTATCACTATCAGCATATGTATAATCAAATTCTGATTCTTCACGGTCTGCCGGAATTGCCTTTTCCATCTCTATTGATACAGGACCCCATTTTGATATAATGTGTCTAAGCATTGTCTTTATAGCCATTTCATCAAAGTTTTTATACCAGAATGAAGAATATCGCCACATATCTTTTTCAGGGACTTCTCCGTTTTGTATTTTTTCGTACATTTCCGCACTAAATGCGGGAGAATATCTATCGGCATGAGCCATCATTTTGCGAATTGGCCAATATATTGCTTTGCGAAAATTATCAGTTGTTTTTATCATTGCATAATAACCTATTGTTTGGGCTTGCTCACGTTCAAACTCATCTTCAATCAAGCATACATTAAATTCTTCTTCTATTTCATTTCGGCTGATTAGTTCGCCCTCTTTTATAGGCAATGCTACAATTTTTTCGTACTTACCTGTTCTTTGAGCAAGTTGGATATATCCTTTATAACCCATTTGGAACTGTGCCTTTTTCACGGTATGTTTTTTCCACTTGCCATTGTTATCCAATATATGATTGCCGTTTTCATCTAACATCCACATTGTTTTTCCGTATTTGTCCTTTAATGCCGTTTCATACGGAACTAAATAGCAATAGCCTAACTGTGGTGACATAGAAAGATTCAAACTATCTGCCAAAAATGCAGCAGACAGAATCGTACTTGCCTCGCACTCCTGTAATTGCGGATTATTCGCAACTACGGTTGAAACATTTGCTATAAAATTGTTTGCACGTTGAGGGTCTTTCAACGTGTTATTTATTAATTGTTTGTATGCCGGTGTAGTTATCGCTACACTAAATTTTGGCTTTTGCATATTACTTGCCATAATGAACACCCCTATCTTCCATAAATTCAATTAGCTCTGGTTTGAAATCTCTCAATATTTCGATTGCCTCTTCTTTTGATGTTGCCTCAATGTATGCGTAGAAATTAAACGGGTATTTCTTTAATTTAACTGTAGGCGGTGTAAGCTGTGTTTCTTGTATCGGTTCTTGTATTGGCTCTGAATTGTTATTTTCCTTTTGCATATGTGCTTGCTGTATCTGCTCTTGTTGTCTTGCCGCATCTTCAACCGCCTTTGCAGCAGCTAATTCCCTTGCACGTTGTTCGGCTTGCTTTGCTTTCCTTTCTTTTTCCGCTTGAATAGCCTTATGACGTGCATCAACTATGCTTACCGCCTCGGAAACATTCAAACTTTTCTTATATTCAACTAAAATTTCTTCCTTGTTCTCCTGTATCTCAATAGCCTTTAAGTCAGTTGCTACTCGCTCTACAATGTTGTTTACTTGTTCTTTCAGCTTTTTTTCCGACACAGATAATGTTATCTTTAGCCCCAATCTTTCAAATGAAATGAAATCAATCTTTTTTGCAGTGACCAACTCTTCAAAATATTCTTTTACCGAATTTTCCTTTTCGAGTTTTAAGCCATCTTCAATAACATCAATTTTGGCTTTTAATTGTGAATTAGCTTTTGTATATAACCCGACACAATCTTTGTACTTATCCTGTACCACTTGTATCGGAGCAATAACTGCTTCGAGTGCTTTTTTATAAACTTCATCAAGTCTTGACTTTTCGGCATTCATAGCCGCACGTATTTTTTTGATTTCCTGTCTGTTTTCCTCCGATACTGTTACGGTATCGGCAAAAGCAGTACGTCGTTTAATTTCATCCTTTACCTTGTCCAACCGCTCCGATATAATTGGCAGTTGGTTTATAACTATCAAATCTGGATTATCTTCTACTATAATCATTTCTTCTTTATCGTTCATCTCGTTCCTCCTCATACTTTGCGTCAGCCATTACGTCCCAATAATCATCCGGTCTGCCATTATCAAAATAATCTTCGCCGTAATGACCTGTTCTTGCTTCTTCCATTGCCATAAGTGCGTCATAGCTATCACTATTAAAAATCATTGACAACTCACCTCATTTCTGATAGAATAAAAATATGGTAGATTGATATGTACCTGATTGCATTGACCGCATTGAGCTGCAACTCTGCGGTCTATTTTTTTTCAATTTTTAAGCTCAATTCGCAATGACATGCACTACCAAAATTATCATTTTCTCGGTACATTTTTGTTCTTTTAAACTCTCTTTCTTCATAAATACTGCAACAATTCAACATTTCATCATCAGGCTGAAATGCTGCTCTGAATAGCATACACGCTTGAGCTCGGCTATCTGCGTTGATAACAACCCAACCACCTGTAAAAGGCTGATTAACCAATCCGAATGTAAAGTAAAATTTCATAATTTGCCACCTCCCATTATTATCATCATTAAACTTTCTAAACCTATCAATATCATGCTGAATATGACAACTGATATGATATACTCCAATTTTTCGTGCTTTTGTTTCAGTTTTAATCCCTCGCTTTCTTGTACCTTATAAGCACATATAGACAGGGTTGCTATACATATTTATTTCGGATAATAAGTAATAGTTTTAACAGCAGAACTGTATGGAAATTAATTCATAGGATTTAGTTTTAATTTATAATTTTAACAACCCTGTCCGTATCTGCTTATAAGGCTTGTCCTATATCTCACAGACACATCAGAACCGCCAACCTATTAAAAATAAGTTTTATGGGACGTCTTACATATTAAAAGTTGACGGCTCATATCTGCCTGCGAGATTTTATTTATTATTTACTTGTTTATAATTGCCAAAATTTGATTTGTGTCAGCATTCCACTTCGCATCAAATTTGCGTTTTATTATTTGTGGCTTTTTCTTAGCTGCATATCTGCCGTTTTTAAGTGTAGGTAAAACCTGTCCCTCTCCAATCCATAACTTACGACCCTCCGGACTTAAGCTATTCCATATATCAATTATCAACTTCATTGCGTCGTCCATTATTTTTACCTCCAATAATTTTCATTCCGATAAATATACCTATACCAAATGACACCATTGCCAAACCTATCTGTATCATTGTTATCCTCCGTTTCTTGTTTGACATAATTAATGAGCTATGTTATAATGATATTGGTTGTGGGAGTGTGTACGCATAGAGCGTCACGCTCTCTTTTTTATTTCGTAAATAACCGCTCATAATTACTACCCTGCCTTATCTTGTTTATTCATTGCAAAATGCGGTAAAGCATTTACTCCAATTCTTTTGAGAATTGCATTAACATCTTCCGGTGTTTTATCACGACAATAATCATCTGCAATTTTTACATTGGTGTTACCAATCTTAAATTCTTCAACAAATTCACTCATATAATCCACCTCCCAACTTAATATATTTACATCACAAATTGTCCTATTCTGTTTTTGACAAATTCTTTTTCGCCCATAATTTCAGTGATTGAGCCACATTAGATATTTCATCTAATGTTTTTATGACATTATTTAATTTCGGTCGTTCTTCGACAGATATAGCACCGTCAGCGGTTATATCTAATAGGTCTTCTTTCACATTTGATATCTCGCGTAATGTCGATAATGCTTTGACTGTAAGCCTGTCCAAATCCTCAATTTCGATTTTCGGAAATTCAGCACCCAAAGGGCAAACATTGGAACAGTACCAATTTTTTAATTCGGGTGCATTATATACATCTGCCATCATCATAATGCTTTCGACTGGTACGACCTTTGTCAAATCCAATTCGTAACTTGCCAAAGTCGAACTTGATAATCCCAACATTTCCGCCGCTCCCTCACGACTGTTTAATTTGTCATTGTACTTTGCCGCCGCCAATCTGCACTTGCAGTACATATTGTTGGCCGCTTTTGTAGGGTTACTTCCCATTTATTTCACCTACCTTTCATGTTATAATCTAGTTATGATGAAATTAGTTCAGATGAAATGTCCAGATACTTCGATATGCGTTTTTTAGTTTCCGGAATAATAAAAGTTCCATTTATAATTCTTGTTACATATGCACTTGAAAGATTAAGTTCCGCCGCTAAATCTGCTATCGACATATCTCTATCAATCATAGCTTTTTTAACCTCTTTGCACCAAGGGGATAATTTTCTCTTCATTAATAAACACCTCCTTTAAATCAAATTGACTTTTTTGTATAATTGTGTTACACTGTTTGTATATAACACATATTGATGAAGGGACTAATTAACAGTGAATGCTGCTTAGCCAATCCTTATGCAAAACATTACTTTTTGCAGACCGAATTTGGTTGTGCTTGATGGAATTCAGAACAGTATTTCTGTTCACTTATTTCGCAGTTGTGTATTGATATCCTTTAATAGGCAATAGTTTATCTAACTTCTTGTCTATATAACTATTTGACATAACAATAACTCCTTTCATTTAAGTTGATAAAGTTCATAACACATTTTGTTTATAATGTTATTATAGTGTGAATAATTCACACTGTCAATACTATTGGTGTGAATTTTTACAACTTTGTTTAATTTGTATAGATTGGCGGTGTGAATTTTGAACACTTTAGATAAAATATTATCTTTGCTTACCGAAAAAGGCATTCAACAAAAAACATTTGCCGAAAACATCGGTGTTACAAAACATACTATAACTGATTGGAAAAACGGTAGAAGCAAATCATATATGAAATATATTGATAAAATTGCTGATTTCTTCGATGTTTCCGCTGACTATTTGCTCGAAAAAACAGATGATAAATCCCCTTTACCCAAAGAAGCAATAAATATATTTGATAATGTTGATATGAATGCTTTTAGTAGACAATTATATGAGCAATTAACAAAAGAAGAAAGAAAAAAAGTCCAAGAATATATTTTATTTTTAATTAGTCAAAGAGCAAAAAACGAGAAAAATGATAAATAGAATTAATTAAGTCACATTGAAACAATAAGGAAGTGGTATATTGAAAAACATCTTGTCTAATATTCTAACTTTAATTAGTATATTATCAGGAATAACAGGCATATTATCTTGGCTTATACCTAATCTTTCTCTACACCAGAAAATCTATATATGTATGATTGTAATATTAATTATATTAATTATATTTAATATCAAACTATTAATAAAATATAAAAAAGTAAAAAAGGAATTACGTCAATCTAATAAAAATAGAAAAGGACTTGAACAAAATATAAAAGAATATCAACATTCCAATGCTGTTATGAATGATATAATACAGCAAATTGAAAATTTATTTTATGTTTCAACTCTTAATGATACAAATGATAAAATTATATATATTTATGAGT